ACTTGAAAAATTACTGAGGGAAACAGTACAGGTTTAATCTCATTATTTCTGTACTTTGCAACGATCTTATACGGCATCGTGGTGATATCAAACACGATGAAAGCACTATAGTCGCCACCAATTCCTCTGGCAACGTCCACAGTAATAATATATTCGTGATCCTTTTGCACTCTCTCATACACGTCAAGTCCTGCATTGCTAGCGATGGGGTCTGCGAAAGGAATGTTTTGTAGTTTTGCTGGACTAATCAAAGTGTCAGCAGATCCAAGGAAGTCGCACTCAAATTCCTGTGCGAACTGCCGTGGTGATGTGTTCTTGATCGTCTCTTCTTTCCACTTGGCATCCCTTCCTGGGACTTGCGACCAGTGAACTTCGTTAGTGACGTAATCATTCTTACCTCTCCTAGCATCTTCCCACATCTTGTAGAAGTGGTTCATGCCATTCGGTGTTGAGATGATTATGACTTTCGTTGACTTACCAGAAGTAATAGTAGGATAAACAGAGGCAAAGAATTGCTCCGCAACATGGTTTGGAACGAAGGCGAATTCGTCGAGGAAGAGAATGTTAAACGACATGCCTCGGACAGCACTTGCAGACGTAGAAGCTGCCAATATCTTACTGCCATTTTCTAACTCCACATTTCCTTTGTTCCATACAAGGATACCATGCTGCATCCATTTGGGCAAGTTCTCGTAAGCAAGTTGTAATCTTCCTAATAGTTCCCTGGCGGTAGATGCCTTGTTCGCAAGTATACCAATGTTGACACTATCATAAAAAATTGCGTAGTAAAGAAGATAGGCAACCACAGTGGTACTCTTACCAGTCTGTCTTGGGAGCTTTGCGATGTTGAATCTGTTTTCATGGAAGTCTCGCAGAATTTGTTTCTGAAAGTCATACATCTTGAAAGGCACTAGACCTTCATCAAGAGAGATGATCTGAATGTAATTCATAGCAAAATAGATAGGATCATTCTTACATTTGATCCATTCATCAATTTGCTTCTTTGTAAACTGGATAGGTGTTCCCGCCTTCTTCAGGTTCGGGTTACCTAAGTAAACATCATTACTAGTTGCCACAACAATCAGATCACTACTGACTATTTATCGATAGGGTGATCTTGCTCTAGTTCTTCTAGTCTTTTCTTCCAGGTTACTCCGCCTTCCATACCACGGGAGGGGTTGATACAAGTATCATCACCTAGGTTGTTACACACTAGTCCAGCAAGATCAAGTTCGTTACCTTTCTTGCCTGTGCCAGACCAGTAGTGTTCATCATCAATCCAAGTTGCCCCACACTTAGGGCAAGTTTTGGTGTTCATTTGTCGTACTCCTTGAGGAACTTTTCAAAGTTGTTGGTGTCCTTAACAAGTTGCCTTTTAAGTTTCCAACCCATCCACTTCATCTGAAGACGGATGAACGCATATCTAAGTTGTAGATCAGCGTAAGCAAAGATCTTCAAGGTTTCATCGACGCCAGCAATCGCTACCAAGATGGCAACGAACACTACCAGCATATAAAATCCATACATCATTGTATCTCTCTGCTACACAGATTATAAGCTATGTAGCAGAAAATAGTGTTACGATTGGCTACGATTTTATAAGTATTCCTTTACACACAGATTATTTTTTTATAATATACTGGTTATTTTCAGAGAGTTCCGTTGGCACGTCTGATTTCTCTGAGTTCTTCGAAGTCTTTCTGCTTAGTACCACCATCGTAGGACCAAGCGTAGCCTTCTGTTATCATTTGCTCATTGAGGGAGAGTTCTGAGTCTCCAATGTAAAGCCATCCCAGGAGTCTACCGTATTTACCAACACCCCCAACAAGCTCAGTCCTAATAACGAGGTCATCATCGCCAGAGATAGCACCATCGAGCTTCTCTTTGAGCCAGTTGGTTGCGTCGTAGCCAAGTGCCTTCTCTTCGTCGTCCTTAGTTCGTTTCTCTGGCGTATCGACTCCTGCAACGCGGACTCTCTCTTTCTTATAAAGATCAAAACCCAGGTCAATAGTGACATCAATTGTATCTCCGTCAAGGACTCTGTTGATCTCTACCACTCGGAAGTTGTAGCAACTCTTCCGACTCGGGGGTGTCATGGCTCCCATATTCGTTCTTATCAATTCTTAGTATATAGTAAATGACCCACACGACCATACACAAAAGGAGCATGATACTAAGTATCACACTCCATACAGGATCATTGTTATCAGTCAATGGGCGAAGCAGAAGGTTCATTAGTAAAAAGCAAACCATCCAGTAATTATAGTTTTTTCTTGTGTTGGTGAAGGTATACCTCTATGTGTATGAGTCCAATCTGCTGGCCATATCAAAGTTTTTCCTACAACTGGATCAACCGTTAGTTTTTGATGAAAAAATTCCGTGCCACCTTTATCAGTAACAGTATTTAAATATGTCATAAACACAAGATGTCTTTCTGCTAATGGGGAAGATGCAGAATTTCTCTCAGTGTGCCATGCATGAAATGCTTCTCCTGGTTTATAATGTTGTATAGAGATACATTGTCTAATAGTCCAGGGAGAACCACTGTTGGCATATTCAAATTTATCTATATATTTTTCTACACATTTTTGTAGTTCCATTATATATTTTACTGTTATTTCGCAAACTGGAACAGCACCAGTCTTTTCATATTCTGGATTGTCGGGAACATTTATTCTAAGTTCTGTGCATTCTTTTATTTCTGGAAGTTCTTTATTTTCCCATTCATTTGTTTCTATATTTCTGGAAACGCACATCCCTTTTACCTTATGTTCAGAATTTATTGAATTATAATACTCCAATAATTCTGAACATACTTTTTCATCTATAAAATATTCTTCAATAAAATCCATAATCTATTTTTTATTGGGGGGCAGGGGCAATTCTATCAGTCAGTGGAAGTAGAAGTAAGTTCATTCCTATGAAATCCTTCTGGTTCTGTAGTATGTATCCAATCTTTTAGTCTTGAAACGTATAGCCTTAACAAATCTGCCTGGTTCAGATGAAAGGTATCTTTACTTTCAAGATACAACTTGGTATGGAGATCTACACCATCCAAGCACTTCTTTATCACAGGGTTCCAGGGTTCCCTAAAAGAAGTATTCCATTCTCTTGGCATACAGGGTAGCGATCACCGTAGAAATAACACATTATTTATGTCTACTAAAGGGTTCCCAGTGCTCCCAACCATACTTATGTATCGCCCATATACCAGCAATAGGAACTGCTATCAATAATGTTCCCAATATTCCAAGTCCTATGGGACTTTCCATTGTGTGTCGTATGAATATAACCATTATTCAAAAAGCGAAACTACAAACAAAAATACTCCAAACATACACATGAAGATGAGTATGCCTAATTGAACTGCGATCTCATGTCCCATAGTCTTCTAAAGTAAATGTCTACTTCATTCAACCCTTCAAGTGGAGGTGGCATAGTTTGTTCTGCCCACCCTACACAAAAATCTAACATCTCTGGTGTGACCTTATCAACACCAAACATTCTGGAAAAAGATGATGCTGCGAAATGAAACCGCCTCTTAGTGTGCAGTTCCATTTCCCTTGTAGTGTTCGGATTCATAGTAGTGTCCCTTCTTAGAACCGAAATATATTGTAGTCAAAACAAAAGGCACTGCCACAATAGCAAGTGCCCATCCAAGTAAATGTTCCATCATTCCTCAGCGCAATTTTCCTCTTCATAATATGTCAATTTAGTTATCAAACGCTCATATTCATCCCACATGTATTCAGAACCAGTCTGTTCCTGGTATTCTCTACACGCACGGATAAGTCTTGTGATGTCGTTGGAATTGAATTTCATCATGGTAAAACATCTCAAAGGTAATTATAACAATTTATCTCAACAATTCCACGCACGTAAGGATTTGTTAATACGTGAATCAGGATCTTTGGCAGTCTTCTTGCTAGTTAGTTTAGACTTCATGCCTTTCATTCTAGCGCAGAACGATGCCCTCCTGGGATTTCCAACCTTCTTGCTTGGTGCTTTAAGGTCAGATCCTGGATTTTCTCTCTCGTAAGACTTTCTGCCTTTCTCGTTGAGTCCTCCTTTTTTGTTCTGTCCTTCTTTTCTGGTCCAGGCTGATTCGTCGAGTTCAAAACTATCTGATAGATCGACCTCTTCCT